TTGATCTGGTAGTCGGCCTGGAGCTCGGCGACCCTGGCAGCGACAAAGTCGAGCCGCACAACGTTCCCCGGTGTCGCGTAGAGATCGCCCTGCTCGACCCAGACATCGTAGGGCGCCTGATCGCGCAGCCCGCGCTCGGGCAGCGTCTCGGCGGGCGTCCATTGCTCGGTCCAGGCGCGGTAAGTCGGCAGCGACATCACCTGTTCGACGCCGTCGCGGTCCTGCCGCGTCACGTCGACGGTCCCGGTCTGCAACACGCAAGCGAGCGCGGTCATGTCCTTTGTGGCGCCGATGTCGAGGCCGATCGCGATCACCTCGCCGGTATGCTCCAGCGGGTCGAAGTCGACGAGGACCGCCTCCAGCGCCGCCCGGCTCATCCACGCCGTCTCGGCGTCGGTCCAGCAGCAGAAGTGCAGCCGCAGGATGCCGTTCAGCTTGCCGGGGATCGAGCGGGCTTGCCTAGCGACGCCGGCCAGATAGTCGGGCTGCACCGTCACGCCGAGCAGCGGGTTCGCCTTGACCCAGCAGCTCGGGTCTTCGAGCGGATCGTCGTCGACATCGAGGCCGCAGACGAAGCTGAACGTCTCGTCGTCGATCACCTCGCCGACAAAGGTCGCCGCGTCGTCGGGTGTCCGCGTGCCCGCCGCGACGCGAACCGCGTGCTGGTGTTCCTGCCAGCAGGCCGAGTTGCGATCCGACCCGCTGTTCGTCGTCATCACCAGCAGCGGTTGCTTGCGCCACTTGAACCCGCGCTCGAGCATCTCGATCGTCAGTCCATCGGGATGTTCGTGGACTTCGTCGCACAAGGCGCAGCTCGGGCGCGGACCCGAGCCGGATCGGCGGACCTCGCCGGTGATCGGGCGGAAAAACGAGTTGGTGCGGAGGTCGGCGAGGTTCCAGACCGGGTTGCCGCCGGATCGCGTGAGGCGCCCGGCCAGTGCCGGGGATTGATCGCGCATCGCCACCGCGTCGCGGAACAGCACCATCGCTTGCGCGGCGTTCGCCGCCGCCGCGTAGACCTCGGCCCGCGCCTCGCCGTCCGCCATCAGGCAGTAATGCCCGATCCCCGCCGCCCACGGCGTCTTGCCGTTGCCCTTCGCCTCCTCGACATAGGCCCGGCGGAACCGCCGCGTGCCGTCCGCGCGCTTCCAGCCGAAGATCGCCCCGGTCTTGAACTGCTGGCTCGGGTGGAGCTCGAACCGCCGCCCCTCGAATTGCCCGCCGGCCAGCCGCAAGACGGAATGATAGAAGTCGATCGCCCGCAGCGCGGCGGCGAGATCCCAGGTCAGCCCCCGCTTCGGTCCCTCGACGAGGTCGAGGAGGTGGCGCCGCGCGGCGTTGCGTATGTGCGGCCCGGCGACGACTTCACCATCGACGACCGCCTGCGCCCAGGCCGTAACCGGATCGTCAGCTAAAGAAGCGTTCCGCCGGGTCGTGCTCTTGCTGTCCTTCGGCATTGATCCTGCTCCGCGCGCTCGGCGTCATGCCAAACTCGGCGGCATACCGCACCATGTCCGACATCGCCTTGTTCGCCGTCCCAACCAGCGGGTTCTGGATCGCGTTGCCGTTCGTCGTCTTCACCAGCAAACCCGCCGTGAGCTGGTCGCGCTTCGCCATCTCGCCCAGCGCCCGCTCGGCGGTGATCCAGCGCCCGTAGGCTTGGCAGTACGCGGCGAGCGCCGCGCGATCGAGCCCGGTCAGCATCCCGAGAACGTGCAGTTGCCTCGATACGCGGCGCCACTCGACCTTGGCCGCATCGTTGAGCGCGGCGGGCGCGTTCGGCAGTGACCGCGCCGGCCTGGGCTCCCGCGCGTTCAGCTTGCGCCCGCCGGGATTGCCGGTGACCAGCTTCAGGTGCGTGGGCTTAGGCTTCCGACCCTCGATCATCACGTTCCTTTCCCTCGGCCTCGCGCTTGCCCCACGGGCCGGTCGGCGGATATTCGCCGGTCGCCTCCAGGCGGTCGCGGCAGTGCCGGATGTATGCTTCCCACGACAGGTAGCAGTCGAGCAGCGGGTCGAAGGCGCCCTCGCTCATGCCGCCGCGCCCAGCTCGTTAAAGGCCCGACCGTCACTCTCGCGCACCGCGCGCTCGCCGGTGAAGGCTTGCCAGCGCATCACTGCCACGTCGACATAGGCCGGGCTCAGCTCGATCGCGTGACACGACCGGCCCGTCATTTCCGCCGCGATGATCGTGGTGCCCGAGCCGCTGAACGGCTCATAGACCGCTTGGCCGGGATTGCTGTTGTTCTCGATAGGCCGGCGCATACACTCGACCGGCTTCTGCGTGCTATGCCCGGTCTCGGACTTCACCGGCTTCGAGATCGCCCAAAGCGTCGTTTGCTTACGGTCGCCCGCCCAATGTGCCGTCTTTCCCCGGCGAACGGCATACCAGCAAGGTTCGTGCTGCCAGTGATAATGACCGCGCCCGACCACGATTCCGCTCTTCGCCCAGACAAGTTGACACCGAATTTCAAAGCCTGCCGCCTCGACCGAGGATTGGACCGCGCTGGCATATCGACCCGCGTGCCAGATGTAGGCAACGTCGCCGGGAAACAGCGCCCAGGCGGCGACCCAATCCGTAGTCGCATCATTTTGCACCGTGCCGATTGCCCGGTGCCGTCCGGTTGACAACAGCGAACCATCGCCGTTGCGCGCGGTCTTGCGCCACGCTGCATCGTACTCGACGCCATAAGGCGGGTCGGTGACCATCAGATGCGGTCTCACGCCGCCCAGCGCCTTCGCCACCGTGTCGGCGTCGGTGCTGTCGCCGCAGACCAGCCGGTGCCCTCCCTTGGCCTCGCCCTCAAACTCCGTGCCGCATCCGGGGCAGACGCATTCCACCACGCTCATTGTGCGACCTCGCGAGCCTGCGCCACCTCGGCAAGGGTTAGCCCGTCGCCGGCGAGAACCGCCTCCCGGCCCGTGAAGGCAGACCAGCGCCTAATCGTTATGTCGACATACGCCGGGTCGATCTCGATTACCCGCGCGACGCGCCCGGTCATTTCCGCCGCTATCAGCGTCGTCCCTGATCCCGCGAACGGATCATAGATCAGGTCGGTCGGTTCGCTCGCTCGCTCCATCAGCCAGGACCAGAACTTGACCGGCTTCGAGCAGGGGTGACCGAGGCGTTCGGCTGATTCGGTATGGACGATTGCGTCGGGATGACACCCTTTGCCCTTCGCGAGCTTCGGGTCTCGCCCATAGCACAGCACGGGTTGCCAACAGCAGAAGCCCCAAGGCCCGCGCCCGACGCCGGCTGGCGTGAACCACGCCATCGTCCAAGTCGGTAAGGGATATAGGCCTACGTTCCCGTTCCCTGGAGTCAGAACCACACATCCCGCCGTTGATTGCGCCAGCGGCAGGAACCCGCGCACCGTAGCAATCAGGTTGTCGCGGGTGTCATTGTAGGCGAGGTAGTTGTTCTTGGTGCTCGCGGTGTCGTCGAGGCCGTATGGCGGGTCGGTAAGGCATAACTGAGCTTCCATGCCGCTCATTAACCGGGCCACCGCTAGAGGTTCGGTGCTATCGCCCGCCAAGACCCGGTGCCCGCCCTTCGGCTCGGCCTCGAACACTTCGCCACAGTGCTCGCAAGTGCAGGACGCCATCATTTGCGCCTGATCGCGTGTTCGAGCGGCGTGGCTTTATGGCAACGCGGACAGGTGACATTCCCGCCAAGCAACCACAGATCGCCCGGCCTGCTGATCGGCTCAGCCGGCACTTCGGGCACCTCGTCGGGATCGGTCAGACCAGGGCTCGCTGACAGGCCGGCGAGTTCCTGTTCACTGAACCCGATCAACGGGAGTTCGAACCCCATCTCGGCGAGGTCGGCGAGCTCGACCCGCAACAGCGCCTCATCCCATCCGGCGTTCAGCGCCAGCTTATTGTCGGCGAGGATGTAGGCTTGCCGCTGCGCCTTCGTCCAGCCGCGCGCCACCATGACCGGCGCGTCCGCGAGCCCGAGCTGCCGCGCGGCCAACACCCGCCCATGCCCGGCGATGATGCCACCCGTTTCGTCGACCAGAACCGGGTTCGTCCAGCCCCATTCCTTGATCGAGGCGGCGATTTGCGCGACCTGGGCGTCGCTGTGCGTCCGCGCGTTCCGAGCGTACGGAACGAGCCGATCGAGCGCCCATCGCTCCACTTTATCAGCCGGCCATTCCATCAGCTCAAACCCTCGGTCCTAGTTTCGCCACACTGCGGGAAGCGGGGCTACGCCACGGTAGACGCCCCGGGC